ACCTTTTTACCCATGGTCGCATTTACTCTTGACCTTAAATCAGAATCAGGAATAGTTCCTGTTGAACCCTCGTCTATAAATTCTTCTGATACTTTTGCTGATGGATCATTATTAAAATCTACTGCTGCTTTAATAGCGACATCTGAGGCTGCTGTATTATATACAGGCACTCCACCAACTACAGTCTTTTCATTTATTTCTGTAGCTTCTTGAACTGCTGCATCTAGTTTTGCTTTCTCAGAGGTATTGTTTGGTGGTGCTCTTTTACCTTTTATAAGACCATAATCTGTTGAAAATATTTCTCGTTTGGTTACAGGTAAAACACCAGAACTAGGTATTGGTAAATCTAATACATCTTCACTTGCTCTTAATAACCTAGATAACATAGTATCTTGATTGGCAGGTAAGTTTAAGAAATTTCTTATTGTATTTACAAAATCACTCCATAGTGATTTTTGAGGTTTTATTTTTGATTTCTGGCTCTGTAGAAAATTTTGAAAACCTCTATTAGTAGTACCCCATGTTATAAATTCATATTCATTAAAGAAGTAATCGTCATAGCGTTTTTTGGCTGCTGCTGGGCTATAATCTCTTGCTAAAACATATCTTCTAAAAAACTCTGGTTCTTCTTTTAATTGCTCTCTAGTTCTTACACCATCTTTGTATTCTTTATATCTTGCTTTTAATTCAGCTAATGATTCTTCTCTTAACTTGTTATATCTTTTATAGTTAGCTTTTTCTTTGACGTTACCATTGCCTCTTCTTACATAATCTAATTGAGCTACTGTCGCAGCATGAATTAACTCATGTAAAACAGTTTCATAATTAACACCATTTAAAGAAGATATATTTTCAAAGCCTTTTCTTGTGCTAGGCATATCATTAATACCAACAGGAATATATTTATCCGTTACAATACGATTAGGGTCCATATACCCTGCTGTACTTGCTGCAAATCCACTAGTATATAATCTATTAGTTTGTCCTCCTCTGGTTTTCCAACTAACAGCTGATATATCAAAGGTGTATCCAGCATTTCGCATTCTTTGTAATGCTGCTAATACTTTATCGCCTATAACTCTGTAATCTTTTGGTAATTCAGTAACGAATTTTTCCATAAAATCTACAGTATCTTTAATATCAGGCTCACTTTCTTTTCTTGTTCTAGATATTCTTAAAATATTTAAAATGTCTTGTCTGTCTTGTTCCTTTTTATCTTGTGCCAAAGTATTAGAATCGTATACCCCTGGTCTGTCTTGTGCTCCAAGTTTTCTTTCTGGTACACGCAACCTTCTTGTATCTCTTGCTTTAAATGGTGATTGTATTTTGTAACCAGCTTGTTGCATAAAAGCCTGTTTAGACTTTTCTTGGTTGTATAATTTTTCTATTGTTTCTGTTGGCAAGATACCTTCTGCTGTCAATCTATCTCTAAATGCTTCTGGTGTTTCATTAAACCCTTCTGCTTTTCTAGCAATATCTAATTCAAAATTTTTATTAATTGTGTATGTATTGCCTTCGGCTACAGCTCTACCGCTTTCTACTAAATCACTTATAAAGGCATCAGCTTCTTTACCAAACCTTGACTCAACAACACCTTTAGTAAAAGGAGTATCTATAAATTCTGTTACAAATTTAGAGACATCCTCTGCCTGATAGTTTCTTGGTTGAAAGTCTGGAAAGCTAGTTTCCTCGTTGAATGTTCCGAGGTCGTTAAGATGAGCAATAAATAATCTTTTTTGTGCAGGAGTTGCACTATCAAAACTATTTGCTCCTGTGAGATTTTTTATGAAACGATTAATTGTATCGTTGTTATTTAAGATAATATTTTTTTTTGCTGCTACTTGTTGAGCATTATTAAATAAAGGCGTTTGATTTCTAAAATTTATAGGCAGTTCTGCATTTGGATTTCTTGATATGGTGTTTTCATAAATTATATCTGTATAAGTATCTGTGAGTTTTGCAAAATCTACTGGATTTAATATTTGTTGTGCTTCTGCAAATGAATATCTATTCTTAATACCTTCATTATTAAGGTTGTATCTCTTGGCTGTTTGGCTTTTGCCTTTTTGTAATTCTGCTATGTTTTTATCTTTAAATTGTGAGTCATAAGAAGCGATTGCTTTTAAATCTATGCTATTTAAATTTGTATCAACTTGCTTTTGTGCAACCTCTCCAGCTACTGAGCTTTGAGTTAAACCTTTTATGTAGAGTAAATTATCTATTAATTGTTTTGATTTATTAAGATCATATTCTGTATAGATTTGATCTATTCTTGATAATGCTTCTGCTTCTGTTTTAACTTGTTCTATGGGGTTTGTTGGATCAGCAATATCTATAACAGAAAAAGTGCCGTCTGTATTTTGAGTAAAGCTGTATTGTGGAGCTGGTCCCACATCTACAGGGACAGGTATTATACTTCTGTCTTGTTGTGATTTTGTTTTGGCATTTTGTTTATTCTGTTCTGCTTTGTCTGCATCAGTCTTTATATAATTACCAGCAGCTCTGTTTCTTCTATCAGCCATAGAAGTAGCAACTAAATCTACAGTACCACCAACTAGACCACCAATAGTAAAGTCATCATATGCACTAGCACCTATAGGTAAGTTATCACTATAGATTCCTCTGGCTACAAGGTCTTGATAAATACCTGCTGCGGTTTCTTGCAAGCCCTCTGCAAAACCACCTCTAGCAGCAGAACCTAATCTTCTTGCAAGCATTTGTTTAACAGTTTCGTCTTGTAAAGCAGACTTAGGTATACGTTTAAATAATGCTGTAATAGGTAAAACTTCTGATGCACCACCTACACCACCAAATAATGTAGCTAAAGTTTCTTGGAAGCCACTTACATCTTCTCCCATATCTCTTGACTCTTGTACTCTTTCAGCTTGTGCTGAGAAACCTGTTGGCACCGCAAGAGCAGCAGGAGCTAAGAAAGAAGGGCTTTGTAAATAACCTCTGAATCCTGGAGCCATAGGTCTGCCTGCTTGTAAGGTTTGTCCTATTTTACCTGCTCCTAGAAATGGAAAGAAAGAACCTAAACCTTCACCAAATTTTGTTGATAAGTCATCGCTGTATACAGGATTGACTGCAAGGGGAGAATCTTCTCTAATGCCTTTTTTTAACGCTCTAAGACCAGCTACAACATCACTATCGTCACCAATATCTATTACAGAAGCTACACCCAAAGGGGCATCTAGCAAAGTTGTAAGTGCACCTCTTGGTACAGCTTTAGCAGCTTCACCTATTTGTTCTCCTATGTTCCTTTCTAATATGTCTACGCCATAATTTTCTAAAACATATTTTTGTAATTTAATTCTTTCCTGTGGGTTTGTAGGTATTTCTACTATATCTCCACCAGGCAGAGCTTTTTTTACTGCCATTAACTTGCCTTAGTTATATATTGACTTGGATCAAATGAATCATTACTAGCCATCATTCCGCCTGTACCAGTTATTTGCTGATATGTTGCAAGATTTTGTGTATATCTATCAAATACTTCTTGTTCACTATCAGAAAGTGTTTTACCATCAGCCTTTTTCTTAGCAGCTTCCAAGAATAAAGGATAATCTACTTGCATCTGTGATGTTAATTGTTCAGCTAAGAATTGATTTTGTTTTAATGTATTAGCATCTTCCATAGCAGTAACTCTACGTTCATCTATACCAAGTTTTCTTTCTGCAAGTTCGGAAGCTTGCCTATCTTTTGCTGTTTGTGTAGCCAATGCTCCTATACCTTTCCCAAGTTCTGAGAAGTCTCTTGAACCTGCTATGATGCCACCAAGTTGAGCTAGTTCTAAACCACTCATTTTTCTTCGACCAGATTTAACACCTGATGATTCTGGTGATGAAACTAAATCATTTAAACCACCTGTTTTGTTTTCTTGGCTTGCTAATTCTTCCTTTCTCTTTCTTAATATTTCATCAAGACGTTCTTGTTCTTTGGCATCTCTTTCTTTTGCAGCATCTCCTATATTGCTAATTGCTGGAATAGCTGCTGGAAAAGATACAAAAGTTGAGAATGCCCTCATAGGATCAAACTGTCTGCCTCTTGTGGTTACATTTGCTACATCGTCACTAATGCCTAAACGTCTTGCTGCTTCGCCTATAGGTTGACTTGTATTTACTCTTGTTGCTTGTGCTTGAACCTGTCCAGGTCTGCTTACAAGTTTTTGTGCTTGTCTACCTAAGAAATTGGCTGCTTGCGGTGCTCCGCTTTTTATTAAACTTGCTAAACCTTTGCCAGCTTTAAATAAACTCATACCACCTCTTGCTACAAGTCCAACACCAGGAACAAAAGTTAAACCTAAAAGAGCTGCTTGAGCTGGATCAATTTTTCCTTCCTCATCAATAACTCCTGTAAACTCGCCAAGTGATCTTAAACCACCCATAAAGCCACCTTCTTGATATCCTGTTAGACCACCAGAAGCAAAGCCTTGAGCCTGCATCATAGGTGCGGACATAGCAGAACCCAATCTTTCTACTTGACTCATATCACTAGGCATGGTCATAGGATTAGGACCTAATCTTTCTGCTTGACTAATGTCGCTAGGAGCAGTCATAGGATTTGCACCCATAAACTCTTGTATGCTTTCATCAGCAATAGTTGTCATAGGTTGTTCCATGTTGGCTGCACCAAAAGCTTGTCTTATTGGTTTTCTACCTTCAATCTCAGCAAGCACCATGTATTTAGGCAAGATACTATTAGGGTCTTGCATAATCTGTACAAGTTGCTGATCTGAGAGATTTTTAATTTCGTTATATGATTGATTTATTCCTTGCATTATCCAAACCCTCTCATTAATCCTAGAGCACCAAGACCTGAACCTAATGCACCAGCAAATGCACTTGGTCTCTGTTGATAAGTGCTAACTGTTTGACTCATAGGTAATGGTAATCCTCTTATCATACTTTGTAAGAATCCAAGTTGTGACTTCGGATAATCTCTTTGACCTAAGAAATCTTGATAAGCTATATCTAATCCTGCTTGTCTTAGACCTCTTGCTTCACCACCTAATTTGGATGCTGCTGCAATTCTTTGTTGTGCATTTCTTGATCTAGCATCTAATAATTGTGGCAATGCAGTTGCACCAGATAAAGCTATTTGTTGTGCTCTAGCTCTTTCTGCTCTATCACGTTCAAATTGTTGTTGAGCGTTTGCAAATGCTTGTTGTGAGCCTCTGCCTTGAATGTCATCTAGCTGTGTTGCAAGATTACGTTGTCTCTCTGCTTGCAAAATAGCTTCTCTATATCCACCAAGACCACCAGATTGTGCTGCACGTCCCATAATATCAGAACCCATTTGCTGTGACTGTCTTATAGCTTCACGTTTTTGTATATCAGTTACATTCTGCTGATATGGATTCATACGATTTTGTATTCCAAAATTATTGTATTGCATTGGTTGGAAACCAGATGTCATTGCTGCTCTACCTATACCTACGTCATAACCTCCAGGTGCTGTAGAGTAAAAACCTCTAGCCATTCCTTGTGCTGCTAATTCATCAGGTGAGAAATAGCTAAGTCTTTGACCAGCAAAAGGCTGATAAGATTGTTTACTTTCTACTACTGATCTGTCTAACGCACCTCTTAAATATGGTTCTACAAATTCTGGTAATGAATTTTGTTGTACTGTTGTTGTAGTTGGGGCACTACTACCGCCACCTCTAGACATTATTCGTCCTCCTTAAATTTTTTTTCAAATAGAATCTCTTTTGATTTCCATTTATCATCTCTTTTTACAGTTAAGTAAGTTAAACCTTTTCTACCTACTGCTTGTAAACCATGACAAGAATTTTCTTTTGCCCATCTTTCTAAGATTTGCCATCCTTTGTCTATCCACAATTCATTATCACTTCCGCCAAGATGTACTACTTCTAGCATTCTCATTCCTGTTGGATATGTAACTATTTGAGTAGTGCCGCAGCCAATATATTTATCTTCGCTTATATCAACAACTACCCATAAGTTTATTTCATTAGCTAATAATTGATTATAAACAGTATTTATATTGTGTCTGCCATTTGATCTTTTACAAGCTCTATGTAAAAACCATTTAACATTATCCCACACTATACTAATATCTTGTGGTAATACCGCACTTACAATTACATTATCTTTTTCTGTAGATTTTTCTTGTTTCATCCAACATACTCCTCAATGTCTTTTTTCAATGGTCTTGCTTGTTTTGTTGTACCGCCTTTTTCAAGCCTTACATTATCAAGCATACCATCTAGTTTTTTAGCACCTGCATCCGAACTGCCATCACCTATCATAGAAACCACATCTGCTGGTACTATGTATTCATCTTGTGATACTGCTGCTTGGGTGTTTGCACCTATTGCCATTGGAATATCGTCTGCCATACCGCCTTCTAGTGATCCTTTTATCATTCCTTCTGTTTGAGCATCAGGCATTATTTGCTGTAATACCATCTGTCTAACTTGCATGAATAATTCTGGTCCATATTTAGTAACAAACTCTTGTATTATAGAATCATCCTCTGCATCTCCTGCTATAAATAACATAAGTTCTTTTGTTATTGGGTCATCTAAAATATCTTGAGTAAGTTCTGGTCTATCTACTATTTCACCTTCTATTACATTTTCTTCTACATTTGTAGATTTACCTTCTTGGAAACCTCTTAGTGAAGGTGAATATGATGGTACCTGCATAGATGGTTGGCTCACAGAAAAGTTACCGCCTGTAGGAAATTGAGGAATCTCTGATCTAAAGGCGTAAGGCGATAAACTGTTAGCTAATTGTGATGAGGTTACAAAATTAGAAACATTTGGTATCTGTGAAGCCAACGCAAACTGACTCATATCTGGCATCATTGGCATCTGGCTTTGAAGTGCAAATTGACTAAAGTCTGGAAGTGCATTGAACTGTCCTTGCAATCCTGCAAGTTGACTCTGCAATCCTGATGGATTAAACAGTTGTGATTGTAAAGCATACTGACTCATATCAGGCATAGTTGGTAATTGTGACTGTGTAGCGAACTGACTAAAATCTGGCAAACCTGCAAATTGTCCTTGCAGTTGTCCTAGTTGCCCTTGTAAGCCTGATGGGTCAAATGGTTGGAATCCAGATATTGCTTGTTGATTAGCTAGTATTTGTGATTGCAAACCGCTTGGATCAAATCCTGTAGGTAAATCTGACATTCTAGCAAAGTTACTAAAGTCTGGTAATGAGCCTAGCTGACCTTGAAGCTGTCCTATTTGACTTTGCAATCCAGATGGGTCAAAAGGTTGAAAACCTGCAAACTGATCTTGTAAACCACTAATTTGTCCTTGCAGTCCAGAAGGATCAAATCCTGGTGCATTTCGTAAGTCAGATAACTGCTGGTCTATAGACATAAATCTATCATCAAAATTAGGTGGAACTATATCTGACCTTCTAGCAAAGTCATCAAAGTTTGGCATACCTTGGAATTGACCTTGTAATTGTCCAAATTGATTTTGCAAAGAACCAAACTGTTCTTGTAATCCTGATGGGTCAAAAGGTGTAAACTGTGGTCTATTGTATAAATCATCTAATCTTTGATTAATAGATGTAAAGTCGTCTCCATAAGTAGGTAAGCCTGATAAACTTTGGTCTATCAATGCCTGTATATCTTGATCTGATCTAGGTGGTGTTCCACTTGGAGGTTGAAATCCTTGTAAGCTTTGATCTATTAATGCTTGTATGTCTGCATCTGTTCTACCTCCTCCTTGTGGTAAGGAAGAAAATTGTCCTCTAAGTTCTCCAAGCTGCCCATAAATGTCAGATGGGTCAAATGCTGAACCACCTACAACTGGTTCTGGAATTACATCTGGTAATCTGTCATAAGAAACAAATTGATTTCTTAGTCTATCAACTAATTCATTTTCATTAAATGCTGGTTGTTGGGGTTGAAATCCTTGTAACTGTGCATCTATTAGAGACTGTATATCTTCGTCTGTTCTAGGACCACTAAAGCCTTCAACAGGAACTCCCAATGACTCTACTCTGTCATCAATTCTTTGATTAATTAAATCAAAAATTCTAGGATCACTTAAAGGATCATACTCTATGCTTGTTATAGGAGGTGGTTGTTTGCCTGGGTCAATAACTCCTGGTCCGCCAGGTTGTGTTACTGGTGGTTCTACTGGGTCTGGTACTGGTGGTTCTACTCCTTCATCTGGTGGGTCTATAGGAGGAACTTGTATTGGTGGTACTGATATTGGTGGTACAGGTGGATTTATGGGAGGATTTATTGGCGGCACTACTGGGGGTGTTGGCATTGCTACATTGCCCATAAAATCTAAAGGATTAAAACTTGAATATGGATTTATAACAGCAGGTATGCCTGAATAGAAAGGTGCATTAAAAAATGAATTGTAACCTGGATCATATGATGGTCTAAATGGGTCTATACCTATAGTTTGATTATCATATGCAAGCTCATTTATTCTAGGTATTTGTACTCTTTCTCCTTGAAATCCACCTTGATAATTTGGTGGGAACTGTCCTAATGGATTATATGATGGTGGTGTATAAACTGGTGGATTGTTAATTGGTGGAATAAATGGTGGTTCAACTGGGTCATAGTAACCTCCGAACTCTCCGAAGTTTCCAAAGTTTCCATAACTTCCTCCATCTAAAGCAAATATTGGATTATCAAATCCAGTAAATCCACCTGTTTGAAAACCAGCAGGATTGTCTATGCTTCCAATTAAGTTATCATAATATTCTTGATATTTTCTTCTTCTTTCTTCTTCTTCTTTTAATAGTCTTGCAGTATCAGAAGCCATTTGTTCTTCTTGTTCTATCATAGATGTACCAGTAGCACCTATTGCTGTTGGATACAGCACACTTGGGTCCATAACTGTATTCATAGCTCCTTTGGCAAAATCTCCCATAGATGGGTTAATTGCTACAGAAGGAGTGTCCCCTATGTTTGTAACTTGTCCACCTGATATGCTTGTAACTGGTGATGGTAAATTAGGTATTGCTCCTGTTTTAGCTGCTATAACTTCTGGGCTTACACTTGGGCTAAAAGTTGATTGTATGTTTTCTATTGGGGTTCTAAGAGCTGCTTGTTGAGCTCCTTGATTGGCAGCTAAAGTTGATGCATCTGTAATATTTTGTAATGCTGCTTCGTTTAAGACTTGTCCAGAATTTGTTGCTGCATCTATCGCATCAGAAGTTATTGTTTCTGCTGCAACATTACCAGGCAACATTTTTATTGCTTGTCCTATTCCAAATCCTGTGAGACCAGACATTATGCCTTTCTCTAAATCGCCTGTGGCTGCATATGTTCCAAGACCTGAACCTACAGCACCTGCTAGGGCTGCTTTACTTCCTAAAGTTGTCAGAGCTGTTCCTAAAGCACCTGTACCTAATGCACCACCTAAACTTGTAAATAAAGCAGGAGCTGCAATACTTCCTAATAAGGGTGCTAAGAATGGTAGGAACGCTTCGTCCTGCCCTGTTTCAGGGTTTCTAGTTATAGGCAAGCTTTGTCGCAATCCTTTCATTTCTACAGGATTGACGTGCAATAGCATAGAGTCCCCATACCTGCCAGCTTTTGCTACGTTTTTTGCTTGTTGTCTTAAATCCATATTATCTTTCCTCTAATGTTTCGCATCCAAATACGTTGAACGCCACGTTAGCACTACTAGCATAAACAGTAACAATATCCGTTTGGTTTAATGTTATACCAATTACAAAGGAAATTGTATCATTTGCTGGTACTGTTTTGTCATATGCAATGTATTGACTTAGCCCTGATAAGGTAGCTCCGCCAACTCGTACTGCTATTCTAAAAGTTGCATCTGCTCCAGAAGTTTCTGCAACTGTTATTGAACTTATTGTTGTTTGTGTTTTGTCAGGTACTGTATACAAATCTGTATTCGTTGTTGCCGAAGGATTTGATTGCCCTAATATTTTTAAATTATCTGCCATTTAACTTAATGTTTTTGTTTCTAATGTTGGTGTTATTTGTTCTGCTATATTTGCATCTAAGCTTGCTTTTAAACTATTAACTTCATCTGTACCCATAGCAGAAGTAGTCCAGTTCTTTACTTTAGTGTTAGTTAAATCTGCATATGGTATAAAACTAGATATGCTATCTGTTTTAATTTCTTGTGTGCCATATACACTAGATACATAAAAGTTACCTTCTGAATCTTTTTGATCGCTAGTAGCTGTTAAAATCCAATGCACGTTATATACCACATCACTATTACCATCTTTAGATACATAACAGTCTTGTGTTTTACAATCCCAAGTATAAGAATTTGCCATAATTATTTTCCTTTTAATTTATTAATTTCACTTTTTAGTGATTCTATTTGTTCTTGTTGTTCTTGTACTGCTTTAATTAATGGTGTAACCAACTTAGAGTAATCCATTTGATAATAACCTTCTTCGGTTTCTGAGACTGCGTTAGGTACTAGCTTTTTAACTTCTTGAGCTAATAGACCTTGGTCTCTTACACCAGTTTTTACCCATTTAAAATCTACTGGATTTAGATTATTAATTATATCTAAACCATCAGCTTCGCCTGTAACTTCTTTTAATCTAGCATCGGATGAA